CGCACAGTCATTAATATAACAATACAATTCAATGTTATTGTCAAGGGAAAAACAAACACTATTAAATAGTGAAAGCTGATAGGCCCTTACTGCTATCATTTAATTTCTTCGAAATCTTACTAACATGAATAGTGGAGTTATACGCATACATACACATACATACACTACATACTCACATCCATACCTGCTCACCATATGGAATCAGTAGAGATCTATAATAGGATAGTAATCGATCTCAAATTTACTATACTCAAAAATTTGTTTATCACGTTCAGACCACTGAACTACACATATTGATAAATCTAATTTACTCAATGCCCTAGTAATAGTATCATAAATATGATTATAATACATAGGGCCCCAGCCAAAAGATTCTTCAATAGCCATGCGCGCATTAACTAAGGTATTTTGTCGGTGTTCACCTTTTTTAGATACCCAGTTAGCTACGCCCTCGACTGAAGTTTTCTTCAAACCAGCTAACCATTTTCCAAACCTTTTCGGGTGTGGAATAAAATCTCTAGACAAGAAACTGACTTCTAAAATTCCTACATAAGGAGTCAAATCGCCAGTTTTCCTTGCATCAGTAAATTTAATATCGTACTCAGCAAATGCTTGCGAAAGAGTAACAATATTAAATTGATTTTTGACACGGTCAGATACATTCATGATAATATCATCTCCATAAGTAATAATTCGAGTTTCTCGATGGAAACTGTCCATACTAAATAGATCTGCATCATCCTCAAAAATATCTATCCACATCATTCTGATATACAAACTATTGACTAGAGAATTTAATGGTGTAGTTATAGGACTACCCGAAGGAATACCACAACATACCGAGTAAATAAAATTTAAACATAAATGTTTGCAATTCAACAGTTCGTACTTCATAATTGTCATATGCTTTATATGTTCTTCATCAGCACCATGATAGCGATACCATTCAATAATACAGTCCAAAGCTGCACTAGCAGCCTCAAGACTCAAGCCCGGTCCAAAATTACTATAATCTCCAGCAACTATATACGGAGACCTCGATTGCATAATATTCGCAAGATCTGTCCATTCATCAGAATTGCAATTGATACCAATTGCATGTTCTGCCGAAAAACGAGCCTGCGTATACGCTGCCATGAAATCACCGTAATACTGCTTGAATTGTATAGTAAAATCTACCGGACTAATTGAAAAAATACGTGTCTTACCAGGAATACTATTTTTTTCGATTGGCAAACATGTATCTTTCAAACAATCTACAAAGATCGTATCAGGTACTATCCGTTGTTCACGTAAAGCATGTTTGTGAGTCATGATATTATCTAAATGGTTGTGTACACCACGTAGAACTAACCCACTATCTGTCTCTTCTAGATCAAACAAAAATTTCTTTCCAGTTTTCTTGATTTTACGTTTATGTTCCATATAACCATACCCAGGAGACGAATTCCACTCTAATTTTTGAAAGTGTGGTATAAGTGGATTACCACACACAGCATCTTGTAACGATACTTTGCCAATTTTTTGACGTACAGGATGTACTTTTGCTTTTAAAAGATGTAACAAATCTGCTGAAGCTATTTCTAAACTTTCTTTCTTAAATGGTCGTATTGGCATACCATGTTTTTCACAACCCAATTGCATAGGATCTGAACCTATAGGTAAACGTTTATCACGCTTATGCAAAGGATTAGGGGCTGTTCGAACAGGAAATACACCATGAATTTCACTCTCAACTAAACCAGTTTTTCCCGTTTCAAAATGGGCTTCTTCACGTCCAACACACCCTATAGGATACACATTTGTACGTATAGCAATCTCGGGTAAAACTTCAGGACAAATGTTAGTATCTTCAACATCAACAACTACTAAAGGAGATAAAGTATCAAACATCTCTCGAAAAACAGGTTCAGAATATCCAGTACCACTACCTC